GCAAAGAAAGGTAGACGCTCAAGACCAAAGATTTTTTGAGAAGCAAGTTGAACGCCGTGAAGAGAAGTAATGTCTTACAAGATGGGAAAAGAGCGTAGAAAGATACGCACACCTAAAAACACGAAGATAATTAGAAAAAATCTTGACTCAGGTATACTAGGCGAAGCTAATATGGACGGAAGCATCTTTATAGATAAAGACGTGCCAAAAGGTAGCGCACTAGAAAAAAGAGTTATACGTCACGAAAGCGTACATGCTAAAGAGATGAAGCAGGGCAAAATAGCTTATGGCGATGATTATGTAAGAGATGGCAATAAGACTTACCACAGAAAAGATGGTAAGATTAAATATAACGGTAAATGGCATGAAGAAGGAAGTAATGTATTTCCTTGGGAGAAGAGAGCTAAAAAAGCAGAGTAATGAAGAAGATTAAAGATACAGGCCTAGGTAAATGGCTAAAGAATAAAGCACCAAATGTACTTGATGTAGTAGGAGACTTTCTACCAGATCAAGGTGCGTTAGGTGTAGTTAAAAATCTTATTGACAAAGATCCAGATGTGGATACAGAAGCTGGTATGGCTGCTGTAGATGCTGAGGTTGCTTTTCAAAACAACGTAAGCGAAAGGTGGAAAGCTGATATGGGTAGCGATGTAAAGCTAGCTAAGATGATTAGACCACTAACACTTATCGCTCTAATGAGTATGTTCATGCTAACAATGGTTTTTGATAGCATGGACAATTTACCTTTCAATGTTAAAGATTCATATGTAGACCTACTACAGATACTTATGCTTACCGCTTTTGGTGCGTACTTTGCTGGTAGATCTATAGAAAAAGTAAAAAAATAAAATGGGACAAAATTCAACAGAAGTAGCTTATAACTTTGGTCAGTTTGGGTCTACTATACTTCTAAACGAAGATGATTTTTTAGATCTTTCTGGTGCTACTGCAAAATACTACGTATGCGCAATTACTATGTTAGCTGATACACAGTTTCACGCAGACGGCTTGAATGTATTAGATGGCGGCGTGAATATGGGTATGGGTGATACATACTGCGTAACAGTGGAAGATATCCAAACGCTAGACACTGATTGGGGCGCAACAACTAATTTAAGTGATGACGATGGTGAAGTAGTAATCACTGGAGGTAGTGGAACAGTGTTTCCTAAAGGCGTTACTATATACGGTTTTTGGGATAGAGTTCAGATACATTCAGGGCCTTGTATTTGCTACGTAGCACCAAGACCAGATTATCACGATAGAGCATAATGTTAGGATTAGCATCTACATTAGCCGCTACTACATCTGATAGAAGAGACGATTACAAAAGTCTAACAGGTGGCCAGATTAATAATATCAGTCCGCCCACTACTGAGATGGCAGGTGGTAATTTTACAGCGCCTGATCTACCTTTTTCTCAAGGGTTTAACGGAATACCTTTTAGTACAAACTATACTACTAATAGTACTTTTAGAGGAAGTTACACTATTTCTTTTTGGTATAAATCTGCAGACGGAAGAGACACTAACAGATCCACCAAGACGATAGTAAGCGTTGGTGGAGGAGACTCTAGCTTAGATTATTTGTATTTCTCCCTTAACGCAACAGGCCTTATGCAAGTAAATGGTCAATCAAACGGTGATTCATATCTTTCGATTTCTACAAATCAAAACCTTGCAGACGGAGCTATAGATTGGCATCATATAGCTTTTGTAGTAACTGGTGGTGGGGGTTCTGATACAGATTTTAAAATTTATGTAAATGGCGTAGCAGCTACTGTATTTAATATTCTAACAGTAACCAGCGCCAACCACGCGCAGTTTGACGCAGACGGCGGGTTGTACATAGCAGGCGCAATAAGCAATTTATTATCAAACGATGTATCTGTAGGTGGGAGCATATTTAACTATGATTTTATAGATGATTTTTGTTTGCATAGCTCTGCGTTAGACGCAGATAATATAACTGCAATATATAATAGTGGCACACCTATAAACCTTCTTGCTAATTCTGGCAACTACGACACGTCGGGTGATGTAGTGCTTTACTATAAATTTAATGGAGCTAGCGATAGTGGTTGCTTATTAGATTCTCACGGAACTAGCAACGGTACAGGTGGTCAATTTTCAACAGAATCAGCATCATGATAATTAAAGTAATAAATGGAGATCAGTGCGCTGAATGTGATTTTAATGATTGTTTTAACATCATCGGCGCTAGACCTGATGGCGCAACAAACGTTCTAGTTGCTTTTAGATTTGAAGAAGACAAAATACCAGATTTTTTTAAAGATAAAACTTCTTATACACAAGAACAATTTATAGCCATGACTAAAGATCCCTCTGACGCATGGTATATGGGATAAACAATTTTAATTTAATATAATTTAATTATGGGAAAAAAGAAAAAAGAAAAGGTCATTGACCTAAAACCAGAGAAGATCTCTGAAGAAGAGCTTACAGAGCTTAGACAAGTAGTTACAGCAATCAACAAACTACAGTTTGATATTGGCACTATTGAAGTACAAAAGCATAATGCTTTGCATGCTTTGTTTGAGGGCAACGATAGATTAAATAAAATGCAATCAAGTTTTCAAGAAAAGTATGGTTCTAATGATATTAATATCCAGGACGGTACTATTAAATACAAAGACGATGAGCCATCTGATTCGTAAGATCACTGTAGGCAAAGATTATAAAAATGACGCTATGCACTATTCTGTTGGACAGGAAGTGTATGGCGGTCATACTATATGTGATATATTAGAAGAAACTGATAAGTATTCTATATATATTAGAAAAGATAAAGCTGTTATTCCTTGGAAAGACTTTAATAAGAACATGGCGATATCTGTAGAATATAACTTAGAATACTAATGCAAGCGCTTTACAACTTTGTTGTAGAGCCTATAGGTGAAAGATACAACAATACTACGAAAGTAGGTGATAAAGAATTAATACTTAATACAGATGTATTTAATCATCATCACGTCAATAGACTTGCTAAAGTTATATCTATACCGAAGTTAGGCAATACAGAGATACAAGTTGGTGACACTGTATTAGTTCACTTCAACGTATTTAGACGTTGGCACGACGTAAAAGGTAGAGAGCGCAATAGCAGATCATATTACAAAGAAGATAAATACTTTGTAAACGATGATCAGATATTTTTGTACAAACGTAATAAAGAGTGGATATGTCCGCAAGGTTATTGCTTTGTACAACCTATTAAGGACAACAGCCAGCTAAGTGTTAATACTGAAAAACCTTTAGTTGGTATTGTTAAACATACTGATGGCAGAGCAGAGCTAAACTCTCTTATAGGTTTTAGGCCTAATATAGAGTGTGAGTTCGTAATTGATGGTAAACGTTTATATCGTATACCATCTCAATTTATTACAATTAAATATGAATATCAAGGAGACGAAGAAGAGTATAATCCAAGCTGGGCAAATAGCTGTTAATGAGCTTATCAAAGTGGCAGAAGAAAAGATCATCACGAATACTGAAGATGATGTATCTGCTGATAGACTTAAGAACGCCGCTGCAACAAAGAAGCTTGCGATCTTTGATGCCTTTGAGATATTAGCTAGAATCCAAGAAGAACAAAACTTACTAGACGGTAAGTCTCCGGAAGAAAAGAAAGAGCGTGTCTTCAAGGGTTTTGCTGAAGGTAGATCTAAATAATGTACGAGCAGAGTTTAGTAAAGGTTGTAGAACCAATTAAGAAAACAACTATCACGAGACTTAATCGTGGTAAAAAATGGAAATACGGTTATGATAAAGACCATGATATCGTCGTTATATCAAAGACTGGGCAAATCGGAGAAGTCCTTGAAATCCAAGGGTTGCAAATCGCATTGCCGCGCGTGCCCACCTCTAATGTGTTTAAACATAAAAAAGACAAGTGGGTAAAGGCTGAATATCCAAAAGAGCTTAGCCGTATAAAAAATATATTCGACTGGAGAGATTATCCAGACGAGCAAAAAGAAAAGTGGTACGACTATATTGACGAAGAGTTCAAGCGTAGAGACGAAGGCTTTTGGTTTACTAATAAAGGCGTACCGACTTGGATTACAGGTGCACACTATATGTATCTGCAATGGAGTAAAATTGATGTTGGAGCTCCAGACTTTAGAGAGGCGAACAGACTATTCTTTATATTCTGGGAAGCCTGCAAAGCTGATAAGAGATGCTATGGGATGTGCTACCTTAAAAACCGTCGTTCAGGTTTCTCGTTTATGTCGTCAGCTGAAACAGTTAACTTAGCCACTATATCGAGTGATAGTAGATATGGGATACTCTCTAAGTCTGGTGCCGATGCTAAGAAGATGTTTACTGATAAGGTTGTACCTATATCTTTAAACTACCCTTTCTTTTTCAAGCCGATACAAGACGGTATGGATCGTCCAAAGTCTGAGCTTGCATACAGAGTTCCAGCTAGTAAGTTTACTCGTAAAAAAATACAGGCTAATGAGCAGCTTGAAGAAATTGTAGGTCTTGATACTACAATTGATTGGAAGAACACTGGTGATAATAGCTATGACGGTGAAAAACTGAACTTGTTAGTGCATGATGAGAGTGGTAAGTGGGAGCGACCTGACAACATATTAAACAACTGGCGAGTTACTAAAACCTGTTTAAGGTTAGGTAGTAAAATCGTTGGTAAGTGCTTAATGGGTAGTACCAGTAACGCGCTTGATAAGGGTGGAGATAATTTTAAAAAACTATACAATGATTCTGACGTCACACGACGAAATCGTAATGGACAAACGAAGTCTGGCCTTTATTCTCTCTTTATCCCAATGGAATGGAACTATGAAGGATTTATTGACGAATACGGACTTCCAGTCTTTGATAGTAGAAGTGATGATGTACGATATGGACCGGACGGTGAATTAATAGATGTAGGCGTTGTTGATCATTGGGAAAACGAAGCTGATGGCTTACGTGATGATCAAGACGCGTTAAACGAATTTTACAGACAGTTTCCTCGCACTGAAGAACACGCGTTCAGAGACGAGACAAAGAATAGTATATTTAATTTAATTAAGATCTACGAGCAGATCGATTTTAACGAAGGTAGCAGATACAATGCTCACGTTACTCGAGGAAGCTTTGGTTGGATCAATGGCGTTAAAGACACGCGTGTTGTTTTTCATCCAGATCCAAATGGTAGATTTAGTGTTAGCTGGGTGCCGCCTGCTAACTTACAGAATAGGCAGATTATAAAAAATGGAATTAAATACCCAGGTAATGATCATGTTGGCGCCTTTGGTTGTGATAGTTATGATATCAGTGGTACGGTTGACGGCCGCGGTTCTAAGGGCGCTTTACACGGATTAACAAAATTTTCTATGGAAGACGCACCATCGAGTACGTTTTTCCTAGAGTATATAGCAAGACCACAAACCGCAGAAATGTTTTTTGAAGACGTTTTAATGGCTTTAGTATTTTACGGCATGCCATTACTTGCAGAGAACAACAAACCTAGATTACTGTATTATCTAAGACGCAGAGGCTATAGAGGTTACAGCATGAACAGACCAGACAAGTCTTGGAAAAAATTATCAACAGCTGAAAAAGAAGTTGGTGGTATACCAAACTCAAGCGAAGACATTAAACAAGCTCACGCTGCGGCTATTGAAATGTACATCAATAACCATGTAGGTCACAAAGGTGATGGCGAGTACGGTACAATGTATTTCAATGATACACTACTAGACTGGTCAAAGTTTGACATAAACCGTAGAACAAAACATGACGCTTCAATAAGTTCAGGTTTAGCTATTATGGCTTGCAATAAAAACCTATATGCACCAAATCCTAATAGAGAAAAAACACCATTAAATTTGAATATATCAAAATACGATAACAAAGGATTTACGTCCCAAATAATAAAGTAAAGCATGGCTGAGTCAGTATATGTTAATTTTCCATCTCAAGTTGTTAGTGACTTAGAAAAAATGAGCCCAGAGTATGGGCTTAAAATAGCTAAGGCTATAGAGCAAGAGTGGTTCAATGGCGCGCAGTCTAATAGATATGTAGATACTCAAAACAAGTTCCATAGATTAAGACTGTATGCTAGAGGTGAGCAATCAATACAAAAATACAAAGATGAATTATCTATTAACGGTGATTTATCTTATCTTAACTTAGACTGGAAGCCAGTGCCTATTATACCTAAGTTTGTAGACATAGTTGTTAACGGTATGTCTGAACGCATGTTCAACGTTACAGCTTATTCTCAAGATCAATATGGAGTAAGCAAGCGAACAGAATACATGGAGTCTATAATTAGAGACATGGACACTAAAGTATTCAACGACAAATCTGCTGAATTTTTTAATGTAGATCTTTATGAAAACAAGAAAGAAGATTTACCAGACACTAAAGAAGAATTAGAGTTGCACATGCAGCTTGATTACAAGCAAGCGGTTGAATTAGCTGAAGAGCAGGCAATTAATGTTCTGCTTGATGGTAATAAATATGATCTAACTAGAAGAAGATTACTTCATGACTTAACTGTATTAGGTATAGCTTGTGTAAAAACAGGTTTTAATACTAGTCAAGGTGTTACTGTTGAGTATGTAGATCCAGCTAATATAGTTTATTCTTACACGGACTCTCCGTATTTTGACGACATATACTATGTAGGTGAAGTAAAAACTTTATCTATAAACGAACTTGTTAGAGAGTTTCCAAACTTAACTCAATCAGACTTAGAAGAAATAAAGAAAAGCTCTTATAGACCTAGACGCAAGTACAATAGAGTAGAAGTACGTGATCAAAATAAAGTTCAAGTTTTATATTTTAACTATAAAACATATAAGAACGACACTTACAAATTAAAGGAAACTGGTACAGGAGGTGAAAGAGCTATACCTAAAGATGATACATTTAATCCACCAGAAAATAAAGAAGGTGGATACATGAAGTTACAACGCGCTGTAGAAGTAGTGTATGAAGGCGCGGTTGTTATAGGTGTTGATAAACTGCTTAAGTGGAACATTTGTCAAAACATGATGCGCAGTAAGTCTGACTTCAATAAAGTTAAGATGAACTACAATATTGTAGCACCACATCTATACGATAATCGTATTGAATCTTTAGTTAGTAGAATTACTGGGTTTGCTGACATGATACAGCTTACGCACTTAAAGATACAGCAGGTTATGTCACGTATGGTACCAGACGGTGTGTATCTTGACGCAGACGGACTTGCTGAAATAGATTTAGGTAACGGTACTAATTATAATCCACAAGAAGCTCTTAATATGTTCTTCCAAACTGGTAGTGTAATTGGTAGAAGCTTTACTAGTGATGGTGATCAAAATCCTGGCGCTATGCCTATTAGAGAAATATCTAATGGCGCAGGTGCTGGTAATAAGCTACAAGCTTTAATAGGTAATTATAATTATTACTTACAAATGATCCGTGATGTAACTGGTTTAAATGAAGCTAGAGATGCTAGCGTGCCAGATCCTAAATCATTAGTAGGTGTACAGAAGTTAGCGGCAGCCAATTCAAACGTAGCTACAAGACATATATTGCTTGGATCAATGTATTTAACTTCAGAAGTGGCTGAGTCTTTGTCATTAAGAATATCTGATATATTAGAATATTCACCTACAGCTGATGCGTTTGTTCAAGCTATCGGATCACACAATGCGGCTACATTAAAAGAAATGTCAGAGCTTTATCTATACGACTTTGGTATATTTATTGAGCTTATGCCAGACGCAGAAGAAAAGCAGCTTCTTGAAAATAATATACAAACAGCATTAGCACAGCAGTTAATAGATTTAGACGATGCTATTGATATTAGAGAAGTTAGAAATATTAAATTAGCAAATCAACTATTAAAAATAAAGAGAAAGCAAAAACAAGAGCGTGATCAAAAAATCCAACAACAGAACGCACAAGCGCAAGCACAAGCAAATGCGCAAGCTCAACAAGCCGTTGCTCAAGCTGAGATGCAAAAAAATCAGGCAAAAGCTCAAGCAGACACGCAGCTAGAGCAAACTAGAGCCAACGCGAGATTAGTTCACTTACAAGAAGAGGTGAGATTGAAGAAAGAGTTAATGCAGTTTGAGTTTGATTTAAATCAAAAGCTACGTAGTCAAGACAGAAGACAAACGACACAGCTTGAGATGATGAAAGAGAACGGAAAAGATAGGCGAGAAAAAGTAAAGCAAGATAGTAAAAAGTTTGAGTCTTCAGGTAATGATATACTTGGAGGCGGATTGGGTTTAGATAAGTTCAACCCTCAAATTGGAACTTAATAAATTATATAATATTTTATCATGGAAGAAAACAACCAAACAGACCTTGAG